ATCAATCAGTTATTAGATGATAAAAAAAGATATCAATATGAGTTATGTGAAAAGCCAGTAGTAAAACTACCAAAGATTTTTGAGGACATTAGTGTCGTAGTTATGGACGGCCCTTTTATGTGTTTAGACCCATACGGAAGTGAGTATCACGTTTTAGGTAATGTGAAACACGCAATCCATTGTTGGAATAATGGAACTGAACCATTCTGGCCACACGAATATACGAAATATATAAACAAAGGATTAATAAAAAATCCTAAACCAGAACTCACCAAGATAGATAAGTTTATCGAGAGTGGAGTAAAGTATTTTGGAGATGAATTCGCAGACTTAGAACACATTGGCTCTATGTATACATTTAGAGTAGT